TCATCAAACTTTTCGTCCAGATTAAACTGTACGAAGAAGTCCATTGCCTGAAGATATTTATTTACTAGCTTATTTATAACAGGCAAATATTGTCTAACAATCTTGGTCTTGATACCTGTATCTTTAAGCAAAGAAGCCGCCGCATCTAGATAATGCTTTTCTTCATTTAGTTTTGCTTTTTCTTCATTCTGAGTTACGACTTCTTTAGCATAAACTTTCAGTTTACTTTTTTCAGTTTCTATATCCGCAGTCTTAGTTTGAATATCATTCAACTCTAAGTTCAAAGCCTGAATAACTCTCTGTTCAACAATTATTTCGTTGTTATTGGCAATGATGTTGCTGTTTAAAGTTTGAATTTGTTTGGATATTTCATCATCTTTCTGGAGAAGTTCTTCAAGTTTTGTAAATTCCGTCTGGAGTTTTTCCATTCCAGCAGTGAGTTCTTCGATTTTCTCTTGCTTGGATGATACGATGGTCTCTTTATGATCGTGACTAATGCCTTGCTGGCACGTTGGACATTCCTCGTTGTCCACATAGAACGCCACCTCTTTTTGAAGATCACGGATCTGATTGGAAAATTTGGTTTTGAATTGTTCAAGTTTCTTTTGCTTGGCGGCAAGGTCTCCGAGAGCGGCACGCGCTTCTTCACTTTCTGCCTTCTCGCTTTCCAGGCCCGTAACGAGAGTGGAAAGGTGTGCAATCTGCGATTCCCCGTTGCGGATACGAGCCAAAATCTCGTCAACTCTTTTCTCCTTGTTAGTCTCTAGATTTTCTACAAACTCTTTTTGTAGTATAACCTTTTGCTTCAGCAAGTCTAGATTATTTTCTGCAAGTTGTATCCGATTTTTTAAATCGGCAGCTTTATCTTTAAGAACAACATTCATTGTTGTGAAAATTTGAATGTCAAGAATATCTTCGATAATCTCACGCCTAGTAGCAGCAGGCAACTGCATAAACGGCGTGAAAGATGCCGAACCAAGAATAACAATTTGCGTGAATGATTTAAAATTTAACTTGAGAATGGATTCTTCAAGATACTTCTGATAGTCTCTAGCTGCGGCATCCTGATTGATCAGGTCGCCATCAACATAGATTTCAAAAATTGTTGGCTTGATGCCTCGCACAATCTTATAGTTCTTGGATAACAGACTAAACTCAACATGCACCTCAAGTTGCTTATCGTTTATGCTATTGACTAACTGTGGCTTATTGATGTTTCTAAATGGTTTACCAAACAAGGCAAAACATATTGCATCCAGGAAAGTAGACTTACCACTGCCGTTTTCGCCAACAACTAAGGTGCTTGGTGATCGATCAAGTTTTATTTCTGTGAATTGGTTGCCAGTGGAAAGAAAATTTTTCCACTTTACGCTCTTGAATTTTATCATACTGTAATATTCTGCGCTTCTACATATAGGGTCCGAAGAAGAGATTTAATCTTAGTCTTATCTAAATCGGTAGTAATTGCTTCCACATAATCGTCAAGTACCGACATCGTATCTTCAATATTCAGGTGTTCATCATCTTCACTTTCAGATTCAAACTCCGAAAAGTCTTCGATGATTTTAAGTTCTATAAGATTTAGTGCATATAATCTGTCAACAAATCGGTCAAACTTATAGAAGTCTGTCTTCTTAACTACTACCAAACGAAGACAACTTCCGTCAAGACCACTAAGGTCCACAGTATTGGGATCAATAGTAGTATCATCGTAGTATATTTTATGAAAGATACGATTAGGGTTTTCATAAAATTCTATCTCATTAGTTTCCGTATCATAGATGTGATACCCTCTAGGGTCATTATAATCATTCCAAGTAAACTCATAAGTGTTACCCAGATACACAATATTGCCAGACCGGCTACGATGATGAAAATGCCCACTACAAACCAGAGGGAACTTATTGAAGCATTTCGTATCCATGCCATGATCATTCTTATGTCCGCGATACATTTCGAACCCCGCGAATTCGAAATGTCCAAAAACTGCTTGCGCGTTGGATGCATTGACCGTCTCCATAGTCTTATCATAGTTGCCTGAACAGATCCAAGGAACAAGCAACAGTTTTTTACCTGCAAGAATAATCTCTTCTGCTTCAGAATATGTAATTACGTTTTCATATTCACGAAGCAAAAGATCCAATGAATTAACATCATTGGTGTTCTTAAAGAAGGTATCGTGGTTACCAGCAATCATATGGACATCTATGCCCAGATTGCTTGTGCGATCAAAGAAATACTCCCTACAATTTTTTAGTGTGTTGTAGTTGATATATTTCCGTCTATCAAATACATCTCCAAGATGAATGATAGTTTTTACTCCTTCCCTTTCAAGATGTGGAAAGAAAGTTTCTGTGTAAAACTTCGCAAAGAAGTTGTCTATTGGAATGGAGTCTGATCTAGCTCCAAAGTGGGTGTCTGTAATTAGCGCAATTTTCAAGACTTTAGAATCCTCAAGAGTGTGTTTGTCTGGCTCATGGCATCATCAAGTGCATGGTGATGCAAGTCATTTTCTGCTTTACGAATATCGGAATTTCTTAGTCCCATAAGATTCATCACTGTTCTGAAACACATGATGTTCCAATGAAACCACGGATACTTTTTAATACCGATAGCAGACATGGCTTCCTCTAGAATGGTTACGTCAAATGATGCGCCATTACCCCAAATCATGATTTCTTTGGGTCCAATCCATTCGATAAATTTTTCTAGGGCAACATCAAGAGGTTTTGGATCTACCATAAGGGCCTTTAGAGCCTCGGGCTTTTGTTCAGACCACCACTTGACAGTATCTTTAGAAACATGTAAACCAAATTCTTTACAAGATTTTGCATCTACGTTAATGTAGAACGTATCTAAGACACCATCTTGAAGATTGAACTTTACAGCACCAATAGATACGATGGTAGCATTAGCCCTCGTACTCAACGTCTCGAGGTCGACCATGATATGTGTTTGAGTTGGATCTGTGGCTTTGGACATAATATACCTCTTATAGAGTAAAGATCATCTTAGTCGATATCTAAGCCTGGGTCAAGAGGTTTATCAAAATATTTTGGTCGCCTAGTAACTTTTTTCTTTTCTGGCTCCACATCTTTATCCATTTCGGCAGTGTCTAACTGCTTTTTAATGAATTCGATAAACTCATTGCTATAATCTGATCCGTCATGGTCTTGTGTGATAAGATCACTAAAATCTAAGCTCTTGATGTACTTCGACTTGATTACCTGTTGCTTCTTTTCTTTCTGAATTCTTCGAATGAATGCATAATAGGTAATCTGTGTAAAGTAAGCAAAAGGATTGCTCGACTTATCTGGGTCAAAATTGTCAATATATGTAATACAATTTTCTATTCCATCAAGAATCATCTCATCGCGATATGTATAGTTTATAAAGTTTGACTTGTATGCCAAGTGATTTGCAATCTTAAGGAAGCACTCGCCAATATAGTTCGTGACCGGAGGCTTAGGTTTACCCTCTGCTTTAGCAGCGTTAACCTTTGCCTTATACTCAATCATTGCTTTCAGAAAGTCACTATTGCTTACATAGTGCGCATTTTTAGGAATAGATTTCATTTTTTCTCCAAGATTCATGATGTGATCATACTAAAATTTTTTTCGTTTGTCAACAAAAACTTACTTGACAAGGTGTGTTTTTTATGGTACAATGGCTGTGTAGCAGCTTAAAGAATACCTTTAAAGTTCATTAGTGAACTGTCTCTGAGTAAAGACTCTCTAGTTGTTCTTCTTGTTCTTCTCTAGAAACTGCAACTTCTCTATTTGATTCGTAATACTCAGCTACAAAATTTTTATAGTGGTTTAAAATCTTGGCATCTGGATTACAGAATGTAAGAATGTCTCTCTTAGAGAGAATGAATTTTTCATCTGAGGATAATGCCATCCAAGGTTTAAACGAGAATGTTTCTCCCACTTGATTGCCGTTGACTACTGGGATCTTCTCTATTTCCACGGGTTGAATAATCCAAACAAGACCCGTACCTTTAGTTTCTTCTTCTAATTGTCCTAGAAGGCAAATTCCCTGTTTTAAAAGTACAACTTTAGCATCAGTCATTTATGTTTATCCTAACTAGTTTGTAAGTGAAACCTTCTTCATTATATATCTTGATGCGTTCAACCATATGTTGAAGTGTGTAATTCTTTTTAGACTTCCACGATAAGTCATCGCCAATATCAAAAAGATTACATTTAGTTTTTTCTGTACCTTTTCTTAAACCCCTACCAATACTTTGAAGATTACGAATTCTGCTTTTACTTGATGACGCAAATATAACATTGTGTAGGTTTCTAATATTTATACCAGTTGAAAACGTGCCATATGAAGCAATGATGATTGCATCTTGCTCATTCTCTGTGATTGCTCGAATGTTTTCTCTTTGTTCGGTATCTGTTCCACCGTGAACAAAAAATACTTTTCTAGTTTCTCCAACCTTTTTATCTATTAAATTGTACAATACTTCACCGTGCTTTTCCACATACTGAAACAGCACTAGAGTATTACCTTTTTGTGTTGTAGCTAGATTTTTAATAACATTGTTTCTTTTTGGATTGCTTATCAACCAATCCATTTCTTCTTGATATGTCATCTTGCTTACCAGCTTTTTACTTTCATCTGAGTAATCTAAAATCAAGCAAGAGATATCTAAGTCGGCAACATCACCTTGATCCATAAGTTGTTTCGTAGATGTTACCTTCAGTACAGTACCAAATAAACCCTCAAGTATTAGCTTATGAGTTTTGGTACCGTCTAGTGTACCTGTGGTACCTATTCTAAATTTTGTTGTGGTGCATTTATTAAAAATTGTTGTTAGACTTTTTGCCTTAAATAAATGTGCCTCATCTCCATAGATGACATCGAAGGCGTCAAAAAACTTTTTTGGTAGTTTGTAGATAGATTGCCATGTTGAAATAACTATATTTGCATCATTTGTTTTTTCGTGTCCAGAATAAATTCTGGAACAATTTTCAGATGCTACCCAGTTGTCTTCAGAAGAATAGTCTTGAAAGTCTTTATACATCTGTTCAACTAGAGATGTGGTAGGTACCACAATGAGTTGTTTTCTTTTATGTAGTTGATGGTATCTCATCAGCATATAGATCATTAGAGATTTGCCGGATGCAGTAGGAGAAAGTAGCAAAGTTCTCCCAGTTCTAATAGCATGTCTTACGGCACTTAACTGATAGTCTTTAGGGTAAATTGGTTTACCTTGACTGTGTAAATTTAATCTATGTGCAAAGTCTCGTACATCTTCAATCGTAATAGGATGACCTACGGGAACAATATTTTCTTCTAGGGTATATTCTAAAGTCTTACAAAATTCTCTAAGATATGGCAAAAGACCTACATACAATTCTTTTGTCCATATGTTATATAGTCTTGCTTTACCATCCCAAAGTTTTGCACGATAGGTAGGCATAAAGCGGGCACCAGGAACTTCAAATGTGAAATGGTCCGACAGTTCTTGTGCCGTACCTGGGTCACAATCTACTGTAAGATACACTTCATTCTTTTTGGTTACTGTTAGTGTGGTCACATTAATCCATTCGTAAACTTTGTCCACTCAATTGCATTCTTGATATCCCAAGTTCTGCTATTAAGTGATTTCATAATATATTCTACCTGTAGAAGCATTGTTTTAAGATACTCAACTTTGTCAATTGATCTAATGATGTCTTCATCACAATTCAATCTGTCTTCCATATCATTTTTTAGTGGCTTGAGACCTTGATATTGATCCCATCCTCTTTCTTCCAACTCTTCTTGAGTCATCTCTCCGCGTAGATATTTAGTCTTGTCCCTACGAAGACGATAGTAGTCGGCTTCAGCTTTGCGCAATTGAAGTTTGGTATTTGATAGTACACTTAGATACTTTGCGTGAAGTTCGGCAGTCTTAATTGCAGACTTACCGAGATCCAATTCATTAATTTTGCAGTCTTTCTGCCACTCATCTTGTATTTCGGTCAATTTCATTTAACACTCCACCAATAAAATAATATAATCATAACACACTTTTTCTATGTTGTCAAGAGTTCTATTGTATAATGTCTATATTTAAATGTGGCCATTCCTATGAGGTACTCGTCCGCAGACTGCATTTGGACATCAAATTCTAAAGATTGTAGGTTTGTTGGAAAGATATCGTAGAATGTGAATTTTACCACAGGAGTATTATTGGAATCTAGAATGAATAGATCGGCATCAGAAAAGTTTGCTAATCCCAAAGCTCTGCTAGGTCTAGAATATGGAAATCTATAATTTTGTTTACTATTGTAATCAGTATATTCTTTTCTATCATTTGGAAATCCAAGTCCAATTAACCATTTATATAGCTCAATAAAGTTTGCCATATTTTCTTGAACTAGAAATCTTAATAGTATCTCACCATAAATTAATTTTTCACCAGGAAAGTGTAGATCGGACAATGGAGTAGGAGCAACAGCGTCACCTAAACTAATAGATGGAATGTTTGCTGCTTGACAGAAGTATGATACGTTAGGTAGATTATGTACTTGAAATTTAAATCCATTTGGCTTTAGATAATTCAAGTTAGAAGGTTGCCTGTTTTCCCAGTTGCCTTCTTCTATACCTAATTTTGTATTCAATGTCATTTGTTTATTCCTAAGTTATATAGCACTATTTATAAGCACAAAAAAAGGGGGAGCATTTCTGCTCCCCCAAGAACGGTAGATTAACTCTACTCTTGTTCTTATTACATCAGGTTTGTAACCTTGACGCGGCGGTAGTACTGGTTGCGGTTAGCTGTGAAGTTATCCGCATCAGTGTTGCCTGAACCGTCTACTACGAATGGGTTAGCAATCATGCCGTAGCGAGTCTTGAAGCCGATCTTTGGCTGGAAGCTCGAAGGATCGATTGCGCGAACCATCTGGAGTGGAACGTATGGGCAGTAGAAGAGACCAGCATCGTATGCCGAAGCGCCCTTATAACCAACAACGTAGAACTGCGATGCAGCGCCAGTGTTAGCTGAGTAAGGATCGATGTAAACCTTCTTACCGCTGATTGTACCAACGAAGGTATTGCCTGTGTCGTCCGACTCAAGAGCAGGTGAACCCTGCAGAGCGCGGCCTGTGTCAAGAACACCAGCCATTGCGAGAGCAGCAGCAACATCTGACGAACAGATGATGAAGTTACCCTTGCCGCGGCGTGTATCTTGTGCGATTACGTTGGCATCACGTTCGATGTTGAACAGCAGACCCTTGAAACGCTCAACTGACCAACGGCCGTTCGAGTCAACGTCAAGGTCGAATGTGCCAGGTGTAGCTGTTGAAGCAGCACCAGTCTTAGCAACCTTGTAGATTGTACGAATGACTTCGCGGTTGATTTCGTTTAGAATTTCCTGCGAAAGAATGTTCGACAGTTCCGACTCAGCATCAAGACCGTGAATAGCCTTAAGATCCTGTGCCAGTTCGACAGTGTACTCAGCCTTGAGCGCGCGGCTCTTAGCAGTTACAGTTGTCTTTTCGATGCTGAATGCCATCTCGCCGAACGAACCACCACCGTCTGTGCCGAGGGCTTCTGCATCAGAAGTGTCCAGGCCAGTACCAGTTGTGTATGTGCCGTTGACTGGGTTCGAACCGGCGTGTGTGCCAGTACCCGAGAAGTCTGTATCGGCTTCGTTGAAGAGTGCTTCATCGCCAGTCTGTGAACCATAGCGTGACTTCATAGCGAAGATCAAGCCAGTTGGGCCAGTCATTGGCTGAACGCCAGCAACGTCATATGCCATAAGATTTGGCAGCGAACGGCGTACTAGCGAAATGAGGATTGGATCATAGCGGTCGATTGCCGAAGCGCCCGAACCTGCGATGTTGTTTGCTGGGACTGCCTCAAACAGGGCGGCCTTCTCTTCGCGAAGAGCCTTTTCCTGGTTCTCAAGAACAACCGCAGTAACGGCTCTCTTGTAAGGGTCCTTGATCTCGCCTAGACCGGAATGGTTTAGAACGGGTTCCCACTTTTTCTGTAATTGCTCTGAAAGAAACATTTAGTTTTCTCCTTTACGGTGTTTATCAATACAACTTATTTATACAAACTTAAACTTTAGTCATTTTGTTGAGTGCATCAACATACTTATTGACTGTAGATTCGTCTAGTAACCCTTCATTATCGCCGTCAACTAGCTTATCCTCTGAAACGAATGTTTTCTTTGGAAAATAGTTTTCTTTAATAACGTTAAGTTTCTCTTCAAAAATTTCTGCATTCTCGAATTCTACATCAGTAATTAATGACTTGAACTTTTCCGCATCAGTCTTGGCAAGACCTTCGGCAACAACAGAAAAAACGTTGTTCTTCAATAGCTCAATGTTATTATTATGCAGTTCTACATTTGCAGAGATTTGCTCGTCCAACTTAGCCTGAACGGCGTCAAGTTGGCTTTGCATTTCACCCAGCACATCATATTTTTCCTCTGGAACATCGATATAATGCTCAGAGAATAATTTCTTGAGTCCGTTAATAAACGACTCAGTAATATCGGAACGAAGACCTGCTTCAACAGCAACCGAATTATCTTCGACCCACTTTTCAACAACATAATTTAGATACGAATCGACCTTATCAGTCAGTTCAGACTTAAACTCTTCGATAAGAGTTGCGGATTCAGAAATTAATTGCTCTTCAATCTTAGCAACCTTATCATTAACTCTTGCAGTGACAACAGCTTCAAATAAAGAAGTGGCCTTATTACGGAACTCTTCGGTTAAATCTGTGTTGCCGTCAAACAGAGCCGAAATGTCGGCGTCTAATTCTTCAGTATCAAGAACTTCTCCTTCAGTTTCAGTTTCTTCTTTAGCAACGTTGCCCTTAGAAGAAGACATGTTGACTACTGAAGTAGGATCTTCTTTTGTGGTAAAATTAGGTGCATCGCCAGGGCCGCCCTGAGAAACAGTACCCTGATTGCTAGAAACAGGTGCTGCTTCTTTTGCTCCGGGGTTTTCTGTCTTCTCATCGCGCTCACTGGAAATAGTGGCGTCTTTTGAGTCGCCTTGATGTGGAGGTGCTGAATCGCCAGCTACCTTGGCAGGAATAGAAGTATCTTTACCCTTATCTGCTCCCATAGGACCAGCAGAAGGAGAAGACTCTGAACTTCCCTGCTTAGGATTTGACGAATCACCAGCTGTTGTTTCCACAACCAAAGTTTCCTGCTTTCTACCTTCAAGCAGTTCTCTGATTTTGCTCTCTACACTCATTGTTTTCTCCTAATTACGGATTCTATGCTTTATTTATAAAAGTTTTATTTTACAGACAACTTATGTAAGAACTTTTCAAATATAGCCAGCTTGGCTTCTTCGAGGTTCTTCTTAGATGTCTTATTAATATACTTTTTGGCCATGTCGCAATGCTGTTCTGTCCAAACACCATTCACAACTACCCACTCTTTGTTTTCCATGATGCCTCTAACGAATGCATCTGGAGCAGAAGGATCAGCAACGATGTCTGCCGCTGTAGCAAGATGGAAATCATCTTGAACAATTTGAACACCGTCTCTGTCTTCTTTAAGTGTGCCTAGACCTCTTGATGAAACACCGAGTTGACCGCCAGACTCAATTAAGCCTCTAGCAATATTACCCATTGGAGTTTCAGTGATCTTTGCACGACCTACCCAGTTATCACCATCACGTTTTAGTTCGGTAATGATATGCGAAACACGGTCTAGATTAATAGATGGACCATCTGGATGGCCTAGTTCACCAAACGCTCTACGATTTTCTACCGCTTCTTTCATATAGCGATTAACTTCCTTCTCCATAACATGAGAAGGATATTTACGTCCATTGCGGTTTGGTAAATTTGATTGTAAGAAAATACCTTCAATATAAAGAGCCTTCTTACCGTTTTTTTCTTCGGTGATATAACGAACTTCTTCGTTTACTTCGGTAATAAGTTTCATTAGCCTAAGTCCCCTTGATTCTGATGTTGCTGAGGACCATAGCCAGAAACTTTCATTAGTTCTAATACTACAGTGCCATCGCCACCTGTAAATGTGACTACGATATCAGAAGATGCTTCTTCATTGTCTGAGAAGCCAGCAAAGTCCAAAAACGAACATCCCTGATCGTTTAATGTCCAAAGTGTTTGTCCGTTTCTAACGATTGTTGCGCCTGTACCAGAAGCAAGAGAAACAGTGATTGACTTAATATGGACTACAGGACTAGAAACAGTTTCCGTTGACTTTTTCAGAGTTGTGGAAAGTGCAATTGTTCCAGCACCAGTGCCACGCACCTTTACAACACCGTGTACTTGAGTTAGCTTTAATACTGATACTGTTGCAGCCATGTTTGGTTCTACCTTTACTTATTAACCGACATGCTGGGTTGAGTGCTTAATATCTGCGCGATGCACATCCATTCCAGCGGTACCTTTTTTAGTTTTCCAGTGTGCAGCGGCATTTTTTGCCGCTTCATATGTTGATGCCGCATGTGTTTCAAACTTACCATGCTTGGCATGAACTACGATGAAAGGCTTTAGTTCAGATTCTTCAAGTTCTACTTCTTCGTTTGTTGCAGGAACTTTTGCAAGTTTCTTTCCTGTAACCGCAGAAAGAGATTTACGCATTGCTAGATCCGAGCCTTGTGTTCTTTTAGTCACTTTGCTAGATGCGCCAGACGGAGATAGTCTGTTCTTACGACCTTCTTCCTTGCTGGCAGCTTGATATCTAGATAGCATACCTTTTGAAAGTTCATCAATCTGTTCAACTTCTTCTTCAACTTTCTTCTTTGAACGAAGAAGTTTGAAATCGTGACCATCGATCTTACCATTTTTATTGGCATCAATCTTATGTTGATTACCCTTTAGTTCTTCCGACTTTAGGGAGTCCTTCATTTCTTGCTTTGATTTCTTGTGCTTGGTTTTAAACTCTTTATCACCAAGAGTTTCCATATCCATCGCAAGGTCCTTCATGCGACCTTCTTCAAGCTCAACTTCTTCTTTTGCCAGCTTGGCTGCAATTGCCATTTCGCGGCGCTTTTCGTCAGACTTGCCAGCAAATTGAGGAGCATCAGACTTTTGGAAATCCTTGATGACAGTACCCATCGATGCTCTTTTTACATCGATGCGTTCTAAAAGTTGTTTATACTTGATCATCTACTTCTCCGGCATTCAAATCTAAAGTTTCTTCAGAACTATCCATGTCGCTAGTTTTATCTCCGTCATCGAATAAATCTGAGGCATATTCTGTTCGAAGTGCGTCCAGTTTTTCACCAACTTTAATATCCATTATATTATTGAACATATCTTCTGAATCAGAAAGATTACCATCTTGAATACTATTTATAAGATCCGCAACATTAAAGCTGGGATTTACTGTATTTTCAACTTCAGGTGTATCAATGTCGCTCATTTTAATATTTCTCCAAGTCTTTTTGCATAGTTTGATTTACTGGTTGCTCACCTTGTTGGGGCGGCTGACCTTCTAGAGGTGAATAGTCTGGAGGAGAAACCTCTGGAACCTCAGAATCATTCTCATCCTTAATTTCTGCTATTTCATCATCCGTCAGCTTTAGAATTTCTTTTTGTACATAAGACTTACTATATAGCGTGCCAATAAATGGTGCAGCCGCACCAAGAATTTCTAATCTAGACTGCATGATCTGTTGTTGCTTCGATTCTGTATAGAATGCATCGGTTGCATATCTATACTCAATTTGATCTTTGATTGTAAGCCAATCTTCTTCAGTAATAATACCTTTAAGGATAAGCTGGGTCTTTAATAGATCATCAAATAGCAACGTGAAACGGCGGCGCAATTTAGCAATAAACTTTGCAAATTTCCATTCGTCTCTATTAATTTCAGCAGCACGACCAAAATTTAAACCAGTAACTTGTTGTAGACGAGAAATTGGAACGTTCAATGATTGGTATAACTTGGTCTGGAAGTATTCAATGTCTCCCATTTCACCAAGACCTTGCCCGCCAGGTAAAGTTTCAATCTGAGTGCCTCTACCACCTTCACGGCGCGGCAACCAGAAGTCTTCAAGCATTGACATAAACTTTTTATCGTCACGGATTTCACCAGTATTTGAATCGTAAACAATCTTGTTACGATACTGATTCATAATACCCTTGAGATATTGTTCGGCTTTAATTTTAGGAAGATTGCCAACGTCAACGTAGAATACACGGCGCTCTGGCGCTCTTGTGATACGATAGATGACTGCGGCATTTTCCATCATACGCAACTGATTTGCTGGACGAATAGCCTTGTGCAAATAAGATAGTGGTATATTTCTGTCCATGTCCTTCAAGCCAGAAGGAACAAAACAGATGGAATCTTTCTCAATGCGTAATGTTCCGCCCATATTCATACCAGCTTGAGATGCTGGTTGAAAAGTTTTACCTGGAACTAGACCGCGATCATTATATACAAAATATTCTTTGATATCTTTAATGAACTCTACGCCAGATGTAGGATCTTTTTCTTTATGGATCTCTCGCATCTTTTTGATCTTGCGAGGATCGATGTATCTAACATCTTTAATGCCGTCTTTAGGCGCAGCAGTATCGATGACTTTATGAAAGTAAAGTCTTCCATCAATATACCAATGTCTAAAGTAATCTTGCGCTCTCAAATTAAAATCTAACATTCGAAGAAGATAATCAAATTCTCGTTCGATGTCTTTTTTGATTGATGCGGAATACTTAACATTATCTAAATTGATTGTAATTGGAACTTCATCGTCCAAATTGGCAATTGAATCATTAACAATATCATCAATTGCAGTATCAATATCTGCTTGTTGTGAGATTTCTCTATATTTACGAATTAATTCAACTTCATTATTTGCAATTCCATCAATGTCAATATATGTACCGTAGTAACCTCCAGCTCGGATGGTTTCTACACCGCCATCGTCCGTAGGCGCCACAAACGATTTTTCAGTTTGTGGCGCCGTAGACTTCTCAATAGTATATCCAAAAATTTTCATCAAATATCCAATCTATCACCAGAGGTGATATTAACCAGCTTGACCGCTGGCGCTCTGATATGTATAATATTGATATTGGAAAGTTACAGAAAACTCTTCAATAACATCATTCTGTCCATAGTTTAGTGCAATTTCAGAAACGTTGATTGGGAATGCACCTTCTAGAATGTATGTAGCAATTGCTGTCTCAGAATCACCAGCTTCTCTGGTAAGTTGCTCAACAACAAGTTGCTGTGTGTATGACTGCCAATCGGTAACACCTTCGTTTGACTGTGCGCCATTGATCATGTCCATCCAAGTCATCAGTGCGCCATGTACCGTAAAGTTGGTATCATTGACGATTGTAACTGTGAATGGATCAAATGTGCGCTCACCAGCAAACTTGATTTCGCGACCGCGATACTGAAGAATTGTTGGATTAATATTGGATGATGGCAAAGATGCACCAGTTACCAGAAGGTTATAGTCGCCTAATGTACCATCTGGTGTGTTTAGAGTAACTCTAAATTGGTTTGGTCTTGCACCACCATTTCCTAGTAACCCCTTAAATGTATCAATCTGCATGATAGTCTCCTATGTTTCTTTTATTTATTCGGGTTATTAGGCGCCAACTTCTTCGAACGATACTGAGGTACGAACCGCAACAAAGTTCAGATAGATGAAGTTAATCGAACGAGCAGGCTTGATGTAGATATCTGCTACGAACTCATTGCGATCAATGACTTCACCTGTGTTGTTTGTTTCATTACATACAACACGGAAATCATAGATACCGCGGCGTCCCTGGATATCGCGAAGGAAAGGCTCTACCATTGAACGGAACTGTGCGCGGGTAAACACATCGTTGAACTCGAACAGTTGATACTTCGCAGCCGTGGCAATTGCCTTCTCAAGAACAATGAATAGACGGCGAACGTTGATGCGATCAAATGCCGATGGCTTTGATAGCTGTGTTTTATCGCCGTACAGGATTGTTCCTTGACCGGAGAACGAAACAACTGGGTTAACGTTTGCTTTGTACAGAGTATCGCGCTCGGTCTGATCTGGCGACCAAAGAAGTTTTACAACATTCTTGATCTGACCACGATTGTAACCTGCTGGTGACCACCAAGGATCATTTGTATTATCTGTACGGGCGCACAGACCAGCAACGTCCGCGTTCAGAGGAACATTTACATATGCATCGTTGTATGTGTCGTATTGGACTTTCCAACCAGAATCCATTACAGCATATGAAGTTGACTTATTGACATCTTCATTACGATATGCTACAACATCATCTGCCTCTGAACCAGCATTATTTTTTACTGCTGCGAGAGGTGGTGAGAAGAATACCATACAATCAAGTCTTACATGAGCAACGTTATCGATTGCATACTGCACTGTTGATGCACTGTGTCCGCCAGTTAGAACCAGAGAAACATCGTACTTATCTTTATTTGCAATAACTGCATATCCAGCTTGAACATCGGCATCAGCTGGCGCATTACCATGCGCACCACCTAGGAGCAGCACAGTTTCTGGATCAGCTAGTGTTGCATATGAAGTTGTAGCAATTGAGCTACCCCAGTTTGCTTTTCCTGTAGGATGATCCATCCACCAGATCCACTGAGACTGCTGATTTAGAACATCTTTATAGTAGTTTGATGACCCGTCAGATAGTTTTGCTTGTCCGCCCTTTGAGACGTAAGCAAACTTTTCTAGAACTGTGCCTCTAGTACCTGAAGCATTGCCTCCGGCATCGACTACGATGATGTGAAGTTCATCGTCTTCTGATCCCTTATCATCTGCCCATGCTGATGTGCCTGGAGCAGAATCAAAATAATCCTTATAATCCCAATCGGCAAAAGATGCCGAATCTGCCATCGAAACAACAATTCCATTAGCAAGTGTGCCTGGATACTTAGCTGCAACAATGCCTACCGATCCTTCGCCACTCGAATATGAATTATCATAGTGAGTTTCGTTTTTAATTAAAAGACCTGCACCATTTGCGGTTGCATTTTTTGCTGTATCTGCATCGACAACACGAACTATCTGAAGGTTATTACCGTAACCTAAGAAGTTTGCTGCGGTAAAGAAATCTACTAAATTGTATCCAGGAGTTGGCTTGCCGAAATACTTGACAAGGTTACTCTCGTTGGACATCGTCTTAACATCCAGTACAGGACCCCAAGCAAAAGCGCCAACAAATGCACCAGCGGAGCTTGACACCGCAGGAACAATATTTGTTAGGTCCTTTTCAGTTACTTGAACGCCTGGCGATAATTGAAAAGCCATATTCTTCTCCTCGTTTGATATAAACTAACGACAAAACCTATTTTGCCTATTGAAACGTTTATACAGTTATTTATAAATTTATAATTTTACAGTGAACCTGCTGCTACTTTCCACAAATCGCCAGATTCTACAAAATAATCATCATCTTCCCCATTATTTATAAGACCGAATGGAGTTAGTTCTTCCTGAATTTGTTCCATCTGTTCTCCGTACATCTTCTTGCGAATATCCACGTTTGTCATATCTCTAAAATACGGATTGGTAGTTGTCCATGCAAACAATACTAGACTCATTACAATATCGTCAAAGTAGCCCTCGTCTGCCATCCAAGATTGCTGCTTTTCAATGAAGGTTGAAAACTCAGAAATAGTTTCCGCATCAAATACCAGAAGTTTCTTTTCTTCCAATAACGACTTCAGCGCAAAACAGCCTTGTCTCTTTACTTGTTTAGTCATCCTAACTCCACGGTGGGTTTTGGATGAGAACCCAGGAGTTAGCCATTGTTTTGTTTGTGTTTTCACTGTAGTTAGAATATTATCATACTCTAATTCCATATGTAGAATATCGGCAATCTGTTGTCCGATATCATTAATTTCCACCAAAATATATGCCTTGTTATAATCAGTACCAACTTTAGCCACAATATTTGGATAAATTAGTGGTGCTATTTTGTTATCTCTATATCTAGCCACTAATCTATAGGGTGCCTCTGTAACATCAACTACACTAAATGCAGAGTAATCACCTCCAACACCCCTAGCAGTATCTACGCCCATGCAATAAATGTGTCCGGCAATAGGCTCTTCGTAAATTGCTAAGCCATCTTTTGTGTGAATAGGCTCAACCGAACTCATAGAGCCAAGCGTTTTAGCATTAATAAGTGTGTTGCTTGATCCAAGAAACTCGCAAAGAACTTCTTGGTTAAACTTTAGTTCTCCAAGCAAGCGGAGTTGTTCTTCTGCCCATGCTTCATCTCTACCAGGAATTCTGTGGTAAGGAATAAACATAGGCACGAAGCCGTTGTGACCCTTCTCTGCCTCGTTCCAGAATTTCCAGAAGTGGTTGTATCCGAGTGGCGTAGAAGTCAATAGAATTTTTGTTGTCTGACCAGCAGAAATTGTAGGATAAACAGAAGCGAAGAATTGTTCTGCAACGGTGTTTGGAATGATCGCGGCTTCGTCAATATATAGCCAGTTAACAGACCTACCACGAATACCAGAAGCAGTAGTAGCAGCGGTAAAAATCTTAGATCCGTTTTCTAACTCAATGTCGCCTTTGTTCCAAGTCTTTACACCCTGTTGCATCCACAGCGGCAGATTTTCATACATGCCCTGATAACGAGACATAACTTCTCTAGCGGCCGCGGTCTTGTTAGCCATGATGGCAACAGTTTTAGATTCCTGGAACAAGGTGTACCAAAGAATACATGCAGCCGAAGTAATCGTCTTACCCTGCTGGCGACCTTCCATGAGAATTGCTTTACGATTGTTTAGAATATGATGTACTTTTTCTTTCTGACAATCATATAATTTAAACAGTTGTAGACCGTGGTCAAGGGTAACAATGTAGCAATAGTTCTCAATAAAGTAAATGGGGTCTTCCTGGCACTTTTCAATTTCTGCCAGTTGTTCTAATGTGAAGTTATGTTTATGACCAGCCGGTTTTAAATTAATATTACCGTGGTATGAGGATTCATCACTCATGATCTATGACTTTAGCTTTTTCTGCTTTCAGAGCCTTAAGTAAATCTGCTGTGGAACCAGAAAAGATAATATTGTTCTGCGTATCAATGTTCTGCTTCTTAGGCTCTTCTTCACGAAGTTTCTTTTTAGCTTGTTGTAGTGCAAGAAGGTCTTTTGCGGCATCTCCGGTGGTCTTGATTAGCTGACCAACAACTTCGTATGCGCGAGGACTATCACTAGCAAGAGCCACATTCAACATACCATCAAGTGCCTGTTGACTTTTATCAACAAGGGCATTTAATTTTTTGCGAGCCACCTGATAATCATCTTCGATATCATCTCCGGTGGAAACAATAGGCAGAGCAGGAGGTTCAGTTACCGCAGGCAAATTTTCTTCTTTTTTATTTAACGCATCATGCATATGCGTTCCAAAAATTGCATCTAGCTTATCATATTGATTATTGTTGGAAGAGTTCATCAAATTGCTCCACATAATTCCAGTCATCAACAACCGTTGCATCTTCTGGTGTAACGGTTACACTATATTTTGTACTTTTTGACCCAGCTGCTTGATCTGTATCCATAGTTTCGTAAGTAGTTGCAATTGCCGTTTTAATAATTCCCTGTTGACTTACTGGTCCATAGAAATTCAAGGCTAGAGTAAATGACAATTCCCAAATCAAAGAAGTTCTTTCAGTATAATTTCCTTCATACACATCTTGATAAGAGATGTTATCCAAATTAATTTCTAAAGTTCTTTTTATTCCCATTTCAGGAATATCATTTATCTGTACTGCAAAATTTGGATTAAAGAACGGTAAAATTTGTTCTAGTATTTGCAGACCATCATCTTGATTTTTTGCAGCGATGTACAAACTAATTGTCAAATCGTAGGGCGCACTAACGTATTGCGCTCTCATAGTATTTGAAATATCAGACGCCAAATTTCCTACCGCTTTATTCTGTTGAATAAAACTAACTCTTCTTTCTGGTGAGTGACGTAATCCTGTAATCTCGAATCCAATTCTAGGAAGAATTGTGGCAACCGCACCTTGATTAGTACCAGGAACGGCTTGTACCCTAGTTAATAGTTTATCTTTTGGCGCATATGCAAGCGGCACTCTAACAGATTGTGCAACTTCGCCTGCGGAATTTTTACGTTCCACAGTAATCTGATTAAAAATAGTACCGAAAGCAATAATCGCTTTTCTGATATGCTGATGATAGAAGTGCTGTTTCAAAAACATTATTTTACCTGAACCTCTCCAAACGGATTAAATGCCGTAAAGTCTAGAATACCTGCGGCTTCAGCTTCAATCGCGTCTGTATCATCAATTACTGTTGAATTTGTTTGATGACCATATTGTTCCAATATAATAGCATGACCATAATTATCAACCAGATTATCATTCTCTTGTGTCAGCAATCTGTATTGTAATTGATCTTGCGTTAATCCTTGGATAGAAGAATCTATTTCTGAATTATTAGTATCAACAAGTTCAGACGAATAATCCCAAACTTCACATACCAATTTGAATGTATATATTTTACCTAGTTGATAAAATGGATTTAGAAAATCCACATAATTAATAACAAAGAAAGTTTTAGTTTTAGGAAAAAATAAAACATCACCTTCTGCAGGTCTTTCAGGCAAAGTTAAATTGTCTGCGTTTCTTCCAACAGATTCTTCCCATCTACGTTTAGCAACAACAAATGTTGCCGTAGATTTAAATTCATATCCAAACTTTGTTAGAAGTTCGCCTTGCCCTTCAAATCCTTCGGTATTTTCTAAATACATTTCCAATGGATAATACTGATTGAAATATCCAATAGGATCCTGGTTAAAAATTGGATCTTGATTAATAATTGTTCTGGGCATATAATAAACATCATGCCCATAAATTTTCATACTCTCAATAACCAGGTCTTCCAGCAAACGTTGTTCGTTTGTAGTACCTGAGGTATTACCGGATTGAAAGTAGAAGTTGGTAGGCATATCTTATCCTACCATAAAATCGACAGGAAGTTCAGACTTCAATTGCATCTCATCTTCAATGGAATTAATTTCGGTCACAGCCTCATCATAGATTTGCTGTCCGTTCATAACAACACCACCAGGAAGTTGCATGCCTCCAAACTTCTTCATGTTTTCACCCCACTGACGTTTGATTAGCGCCGTGGTATAACGTTTTAAAAACATATCATCATATACTTTGGTATATTCAGCGGGATCTAAAATTCGATAGCACTCGACTATAATATAATCTCCGTTATTGAAGGTGTCTTCCCAGTTACAATCAATAACTAGTTTGTTTGTTTTTCTATTAAACTGAAATGATCTATCTCCAACAAAGAGCATGTCTAACATCGACAAGTATTGTTTCATTTGAGTATAATAAACCATATCCGCTGAAAGAAGATTGTACATATCATTCAAACGAAATTGATACATCACATCAAACATGTTTCTAGTATTGCCAGTTCCACCTTGACCATTTGTGGGAAGCACACGAATAATTCCAATTATCGAATCTGGTATTTCTATATACCCATTCTGAATATTTCCTGGAATATAGAAATTTGCTGGAGCTAATGCTCGACTAAATCCTGAAGTTTGTCCAACTACATTTTCGCTGGCCTCAAATTCTCCCTTAACGTTTGAAACGTCAAGCTCTGTGCCAGAAATTGCAACTACTTTGCATGTGGCCCCGGAAGTTTGTCCAGTAAGAATTTCCCCCACAGTAAAACTAGGGGCAGACAGTCCAGCAAATTTTAAGGAAGCACCAGTAAGTTGATGATGGAGATACACTCTCTCTACACCATCAAAGTGATATTCCCTAAAGTATTGTAGTGCGTCATCGATACGATCAGATACCTGATCTTCGTCAATATTAATTTCAATTACTGGAAATCCTAGTCTTCGTAGACAGTAATCTGCCAGTCCTTGTCTTGTAGAAATAGCCATGGTATTATGTCCTCTTCTTTAGGACTATTTATAATTACCAAGAAGATAGTGCTATTCTTTTCCATGTATTGGTAGCAACACAAACATAAAGATAGTTGCTATCATATGCAATTTGATTTATTTTGCCTGATGCATTTGCAGATGCTGGAGGAACAGCAATCTCAACATACACAACAACATCACCTAAATTTACTTGTTGTGAACCCTGATCTAAGTTTCCTAAATCTA